TGTCAGAAGGATTTGAATTGGCAAATCGCTGGAAAAAATTAGCAGGATTGCTATAACATTAAAAAAAAAAGGAAAATCGTGAGTATTTCAAATTTATTACAAACAAACGATTTCGTACAACGCAACCAAGCTAAAGCGTTGGCATCGAAATGGGAAAAGACTGGTCTATTAGAGGGTCTTCGCACCGAAACAGAAAAAGCCGGTATGGCTCAATTGCTTGAAAACCAAGCACGTCAATTAGTAAAAGAAGCGTCATCAACTGGTACAACACAAGGTTCTGAAGAATGGGCTGGTGTTGCTCTTCCATTGGTACGTCGTATTTTTGCAGAATTTGCTGCTAAAGAATTCGTTAGCGTTCAACCAATGAACTTGCCATCAGGTCTTATTTTTTACTTAGACTTTAAATATGGTACAGCTGCACCTGGATTTGATGATGACAACCTTAATCGTACAGGTAATCCATTTGGTAATCCTAATGCATTAGACTCAATGTTTGGTGTTACTACAACTGGTAGTGATGCAGCTGGCGGTCTTTATGGTGCTGGTCGTTTTGGTTATTCAATTCCATTTACGGCATCTGCTGCATTGGGTGCAGGCTCTGCAAATACAGGTTCTGGTGCTGGTACAATTACTGACGCAGGTCTTGTTAATTATGATAGCGTTTATTCTGCATCATTAGCTAGCTACAAAAAAGTAACAATCAATGTTCCAACTGATGCTGATTTATATGCAGTTCGTTCATGGACATTTACCTCAGGATCAGCTGGTACTGAAGTTATTCCAGTTCAAGCGTTCTCTACAATTGATAGCAATTACACTGCATCATTCATCGTAACCACTGCACAAGCAACAGCTATTCAATTAGCAATTGCAGGCGGAAACTTCAAATTGCAGTATAGCAAACAACCATCTGACACAACACGTGGTGATTTTGAAGATAAAAATCCATTTGCAGGTACTAAATATGGTACATCAGGTATCAATGAAGGTACTGACTTGGATATTCCGGAAATCAACTTGGAAATGCAGTCTGAGCCAATTGTTGCTAAGACTCGTAAGTTGAAAGCAGTTTGGACACCTGAATTTGCTCAAGACTTGAACGCATACCATTCAATTGATGCTGAAGCTGAATTGACTTCAATGTTGTCTGAGTATGTATCAATGGAAATTGATTTAGAGATCTTGGATATGTTGATTTCAGCAGCTCCAACAACTGAGTATTGGTCAGCATTGAATAACAATGTATGGAACGGATCTGGTTTCACTCAAGCAGCTGCTGGTTCAGTAGGTTCTGCGGGTGATGGATTCTACAACACTCAAGGCGGTTGGTTCCAAACATTGGGTACTAAACTTCAAAAAGTATCTAATAAGATTCACCAAAAAACATTGCGTGGTGGTGCTAACTTCTTAGTAACTTCTCCTGCAGTTGCAACTATTCTTGAGTCTATCCCAGGATTTGCTGCTGATACAGATGGTAACAAAATGGAATTTGCAGCAGGTGTACAAAAAATTGGTTCAATCAATAGCCGTTACACTGTATACAAAAACCCATATATGATGGAAAATGTAATCCTTATGGGATTCCGTGGTGCACAGTTCCTTGAAACAGGTGCTGTATTTAGTCCATATATTCCACTTATCATGACTCCATTGGTATACGATCCAGTTAACTTCACTCCACGTAAAGGTGTTATGACACGTTACGCGAAGAAAGTAGTTCGTCCAGAATTCTACGGAAAAGTATACGTACATGGTCTTAACACTCTTTAATAGTTAATCTGATTTAATCATTTAACAAATTAATTAGTTAAGGTAATAAGAGAGGGTGGCTTCGGCCACCCTTTTTTACTATCTGAATATTTATATTAAAAGATTATGGCAGTACCACACAATAAGTATTCAATGCAAGCAATCATTCGTTATGATGGTCGTCTTGTTGATGTATTAGATCGTATACGAGCGATTGAATTAGTTTTAATGGTTCATATTGAACAAGATCTAGGCCCTGATAAAGAACTAGTTACTATTAAGATTATGACATCATATCCTGCAAGAAAAACATATTTGGCAATTCGACAAGCGTGTTTAGGTAAAATAGAAACATTAAAGGATATGACACTTCAAGAATCTACACTTACAAAATTGTTTTAATAAATTAAAGGTTATTATGGCTACACAGAATCGGGAGAAAACTCCACCGAAAAGTGATATTAAATTTTCAATTACATTATCAGAAGAACAAAAACAAGCAAAAGCAAAAATTATAGAAACACCTTTTAATTTTGTATTAGGAAAAGCAGGATCTGGAAAAACACTGTTAGCAGTTCAAATTGCATTGGATATGTTTTTCAAAAGACAAATTAATAAAATTATTATAACTCGTCCTACTGTATCAAATGAAGATAACGGATTTCTTCCTGGGTCATTAGCAGAAAAAATGGATCCGTGGTTAGTTCCATTACGTAGCAATATGCGCAAAGTATACAATAAGCCGGAAATTTTAGACAAAATGGAAAAGGAAGAAAATATTGAATTAGTTTCATTAGCACACTTCCGAGGTAGAACTTTTGATCATGCAATTTGCATTGTAGACGAATTTCAAAACTTAACAAAACAACAACTTCAAATGGTGTTATCTCGTTTAGGAAAAGATAGCATCATGATATTAACGGGAGACCGGTATCAAGTAGATTTAAAATTTAACAATGATTCAGCAGTTCACGAAGTTCCTAAATTAACCAAGTCAACTTATGTAAATGAAATCATATTAACAGACAATCATCGACATGAAGCATTAGATGAAATTTTAAAACTGCTAAATGAAAGATATTGATATTTATATTTAAAAGGGAAACATCATGGATTATTCAGAAAATAAGCCGATTTGGCCAGGTTCATCTTCATTTACTGCTGGATCTACACCATTTGGTTTTTTTGATACTGATGCAGTTTTCCAAAATCATGCTGATAAGTTTGCAAAAGCAGCAGCACAACATTTAGGTTATCCTATAATGGATGTGGAAATGCAAGCAATAAATTTTTATACTGCATTTGAAGCTGCGGCTATTGAATATTCAAATCAAGTTAATCAAGTTAATATTGTTAACAACTTGATGAATACATTAGGTGTACAAACGGCATCTGCATTTTTAAGTGGATCTAGCTTCACCGGAGCAGTAGTTGGTAATTCATTTGGATATATTACAAAATTATCAAAAGCATATGGTACTGAAGCAGATAGTGGAGGTACATTGCGTTGGCATTCTGCATCAATACAAATGGTCCCTGGACAACAAACATACAGTCTACGTGCTGCGGTATCTGAATCATTAGGTATTAATGTAACAACATCTTCGATCGAAGTGAAGCGTGTACTTCACAATGCCCCGCCAGCAATTGTAAGATATTTTGATCCATTTGTTGGTACGGGTTTAGGTTCACAACAATTACTTGATGCATTTGATTTTGGAGGATTCTCTCCGTCAGTATCATTTATGATGATGCCAATTAATTCTGATTTATTTAGATTGCAATCAATTGAATTTAATGATCAAATTAGAAAATCTAGTTATTCATTTGAAATTCACGGCGATGACATAAAAATATGGCCTATTCCAACATCTGGCACTGGATCGACATCTGCAACGCCATTTTTTAGAGAAGTTTGGTTTGATTTTATATTTGATGAAGAAAAAACCAATGATGCACTTTTATTCGGCAATACAGCACTTTTAAACAATGTTGTAAGTGACGCATCAAATATACCATATACATATCAAACATACAGTAATATTAATGATATGGGGCGTGCGTGGATAATTAAATATGGTATTGCATTAGCAAAAGAAATGTTAGGATATATTCGCAATAAATATTCATCAGTGCCAATTCCAAATGGTGAAGTAACACTTAACGGATCTGATTTAGTGTCACAGGGTCAATCTGAAAAAGAAACATTAATAACACAGCTTCGAGAATTTTTAGATAAAATGACCAAAGAACAAATGATGACACGTCAAAATGCAGAAGCAACGCAGATGCATGAAATGTTGTCAAAAGTACCATTAAAAATATACGTTGGATAAGGAGAACAAGTGGCAATATTTGGTGGTATTCGAGATGCAAGATTTTTAGCCGCAATTAATTCTGAATTAATTAATGCTATCATTGATACTGAAATTGAATTTTACAAATTAATTGTAGAAAAAAGTGCATCTAACATATATGGAGAATCTGAAAAAAAAGCATACTATGATTCAATTTTAATTCCGTGTGTTATTACTAAAGAAGGTAAAACGGCTGGAATGGATGATTATGGTCATTCATATACAAGAACAGCTCAATTTGCCATATCTAGAGACATTTTAGAACGTGCAGGCTTTTATCCAGAAGTTGGCGATATTGTATTATGGGACAATGAATATTATGAACTAGACAATGTTGATGCAAATCAATATTTTGCTGGGAAAAATCCAGAAACATGGCCTAACGGCGATCAATTCGGATATAGCGTATCAGTTTTATGCGATGCTCACGCAACTCGACAGACACCAACGGGTATTACAAATTTAAGAAGAGGCGGAAACAATGCTTCTCCTGCTTATGAAAAATAAGGAAGTTAATGCCTAGATTAAATAGACAAAATATTGATCGTAAAACAAATAAACCAAATCCTTCACGTACAGAAGGTTTAACACCAGATTTATTATTAAATCGTGCTGAGCAAATACGTAGAGATGATGATGTAATTCGAAGTGCTAAACGTACAATTTATGATATTGATTATGCAATAAAATGGTATATTGAAAATGAAATACAACCACAAGTTATTGCAACTGAACAAAATTTAACAGTACCGGTTATTTTTGCTGCTGGAGAAAAATGGGACAATGTAAGGCGTTTAGGTTACTTACGTGATGAAAAAGGCATGTTACAGTCTCCTATGATTATGCTTAAACGTAACAGTGTAGTAGAACGAGATGAACAACGTACGTTGGATGTTAATAGGTCAACATCTGGAAATTCAATTATATATAGACCAAAATATAACGAACGAAATCGTTATGAAGATGAATTGTTTCCTATACCAAAAAATGAACCACAATTATCTCAAAAAATTTATGTTGTAGATATACCAAAATATGTAACTGTAGAATATGATATGATGTTGTGGTGTGATTTTACACCTCAATTAACAACATTAATTGATCAAATTTTAACATATAATAGATTTTCTTGGGGTAATGAAGGAAATAAATTTCCGGCGTCACTGGGGTCAGTATCATTTGAAACGGTAAATACAATTGGCGAAGATCGATTGGTACGAGCTACTATTCCTATTACGGTTAATGCAACGTTGCTAGCAGAACAAGAAACTAGATTAGAAACAATTAAAAAAATGTATTCAGTCAAAAAAGTTACTTTCGAAAGTATTATTGACATCGATAATGATTTATTTGCATCAACAACAATTTCATCAAAAATACTTCAAGCACAAAGCATTGTTTCTAGCGGCGGCACTATAGTTGTATCATCGCCATCAGGTCAAGTAACGCCGATTAATATAACAACAATGTCATATTTGATTAATTTAACAGATCAAATTGCAACATATGTTAACGCAAATACAATAACAATAAATGCATTTGCAGCAATCAATCCAGTTAATTTTGCTGTTGCTACTAAAAATGAATTTGATGTATACATTAATGGTCAATATGCAGATAAAGTAACATATACATGGACACCAAGTGATGTTACTACACAAACTATTACGTTTGATACCGCAGAATTAGGTTTTAGTATTCTACCAACGGATGTGATTGTAGTGAAAGGTAGGTGGGCATAATGAGTGGACCAAGACAGTTTAGACCCGGACAATTACGTACAGGTTCATTGTTTGATATTTCGTCAAGCTATGCTGTTACCGCATCATTTGCACTAAATGCGCAATCTCCATTTCCATTCAGCGGTAGTGCCGTAATTACTGGTTCATTGCAAATCCGGTCTGATCGAAATGATATTTTTATCATAAAGAATTTTGCAGAACAAGCTATATTAACAGTATCGCAAAGTGGAGTAGTAACATTAGCAACTCAAAGTGTTGAGTTAACTGGACCAGCACCAAATGGTGCAATATACTTTACATCATCATCATTGTTTATTGGATTAGATTAAAATGAATAATGAATATATTTATATAAAAAAGAAATAAGGGCAATAAATGGCAACTTGGAAAAAGGTCGCAGTCTCAGGCAGTGACATTTCACAATTTAATAATGACGCTGGGTATTTAACTTCAGTAACTGCACAAAATACATTTGCAACAATGTCAATTAATGGCGTTAATGTAATTGCAGATAGTGCCATTGATACATTAACATTTGCATCTAGTTCAGGAGCAGGTTTAAACATCACTGGAGACGCTGGTGCTGATTCAATTACATTTGCATTAACCAGCATTCCAAATTCTAGTTTAGCTAACTCTGCAGTAACTGTTACAGCAGGCGCTGGTTTAACTGATGGTGGTTCTGTATCATTAGGTGGTTCGACTACATTAAATGTTGGTGCTGGCACTCATATTACAGTTAACGCTAACGATATTGCAGTTAACACCACAACATTAACTCCAGCTATTTCAGGATCTATTTTTACTCAAGTATCAGGTGATATTACAATCACTGCACAAGGTGTTGCGTCAATTGGCGCCAATGCAGTAGCTTTGGGAACTGACACAACTGGCGATTATGTTGCTAGCATTACTTCTGGCAATGGTTTAACTGGTGGTACTTCGGGCGAAGGTTCTACTCCAACTTTAGCGGTAGGAGCAGGTACGCACATCACGGTAAACCCAGATGACGTAGCAGTTAATACAACAACGTTGATACCTGCCATTTCTGGGTCTATCTTAGATCATATTGCAGGGGATGTTAATGTAGATGTAAACGGTGTTTCATCCATCGGATCTGGTGTAATTGTTGATGCTGATGTTAATGCATCTGCCGCAATTGCAGCTTCTAAAATTAATTTTGCTTCTACAGGTATTGTTTCAGGGTCATCTCTTTCATCTCCATCACAAGGTAGCGCAGTATTGACTACAAACGGTGTAGCAGGATCTACTATTGACTTAGGTTTACAAACTGGCGACTCACCTCAATTTGTTGATTTAACATTGACAGGCGATGCGGCAGTTAATGGCGGTGATATTACAACAACGGCTGCAACATTTAATTTAGTCAACTCAAATGCAACTACAGTCAATTTTGCTGGAGCAGCAACGACCCTTAACATGGGTAATGCATCAGGTACAACAACTATTGCAGGTAATGCAATTGTGCAAGGCGACTTTACCGT